GCAGTGTGCTCATATAAACCTCCTTATTTAGAATGCAGTATAGAAAAAAGAATAAATATCATTAAACATGCATAAATGCACAATGATAGTTATGACTAAGATAAGGTATAAGCTATTGTTTTTGTGACGGAAAATGGTGGAGCGTACTGGGATTGAACCAGTGACCCCTACAATGTCAATGTTACTTTTGCTTACTTTATCTGTATGATTTTGTTTATTTATTTCCATGGCATTAGCTTCGCTGTGTCTGCTGTGTGTTCGTTGGATACATCAGCGTAACGCATGACCATGCGTTCAGATGACCAACCCCCTAATTTCATTAGAGCTTTTAGATTAGCGCCATTCATCATGAGAGTTGAGGCCCAATGATGCCGCCAATCATGTATGGTAAAGTCAAATACTTCTGCATGAATGCATGCTGTGCGGTGAACGCTACGCAAGTTTTGGGGCTTGGCGTAGCGCTCACCTTGGCTGTTGAGAAACAAATAGTCACGGTCGGACAGATGTTGGAGGGCATCTGCAACGCGAGGATGGAGGTGGACAACGCGTCTTCGACCATTCTTTGTTTTCTCTAACAGCATTGTACCGTTGTCGAAATTGATAAACCTGTTACGCAAGTTAAGCGCCTCCCCTACCCTAATGCCTTGATAGGCCAGAGTAATGAATAGAGGTCTGATAAAATCTGGATAGGCTGACAGCAATTGTTCTTGTTTGTCGTAGCTGAGAAACCTGATGCGGTCATCGGCTTGTTTGTTTTTATCTAATGTATGTGTAATACCTGCATGGCTCATAATAGATATGAGTGCGCCGCGTACTCTATTTATATAAGAGGGCTTACAAGAATAAAGATGGCGTCTCTTATAGTCTTTCCACACATCATTAGTAATGTCGTTAATATTTAAAGCAGCAAATTCTAATTTAAAACGGCGCGCAAAATATCTGTCTGTTTCATTGCGAGGTGTAACAGCAAGCCAATCATCAACGACTGTAATGAATGGCAACACTTTCGTGCCGCCACTCATATCATTTACAATTGCGTTTTCTACATATCGGCAGACTGTTTCTGCTTGCTTGCGTGTAGACTGTCCTGTAGTGCGCCGGACTTTAACCACTCTGTCACCAATGGTGACGGTGCCTCTGATGTGATATATGTCTTTTCTTTTATAGATGGAGAGCATGTCATCGCCTTCTGGTATTCTTCATACTGTTCTCTGGTGAACCATCTGGCATGGCCTAGCTTACAATAGCTAAGACCATGCTCTTTAATGAGATTGCGAAATCTATATTTAGACATTTTAAGTTGAAGTGCGATGTCATTAAAATGGTATATCATCGATAGGCTCCTCAGTTACAGCAGGTGCAGGTGCAGGTGCCACAGCATTAGACGCTACTGGCGGCGCACCATCTTCGGGCGGTATCCACAAACTCATATATGAATTGCCTGCGGCTGATGTGTTCTTGAAGCCTTGCAAACGCTGATTGCCATAGCTACCAGAATAGTCTGCTTTGGCATCTGGCTTTGTGTTTTCAAACATGATGCCAACTTCCTGATAGATTTTGAATGCCCGACCAGCTTTGGTTTCTGTCTTTAACAGCAAAACATTTGGGTTATATTCTGAATCATCAGGCTTGCGTGTCCATTGAACAGCATTGATTGTGCCGCTTAATGTGGGTGCGCCGAGCTTGTCATAGTCCCCGTCTTTGATGGGGAATGCACTGCCACGGTTGACATCCATTACATATTTATCACTCATTAGAAAGATTCCTTATCTTGTGGTGGAGTTGATGTTGGGCGTGTTGGTTTAGCAGAAGCGGCGTTACCGTCGTCATCTTCTGATGGCAAGCCAAACGCAGATTGTAAGCCATATCTTTTAGCGTAAGTAATACCTGACCCCATTTTCTGTGGATCGTTATTATCTTTAGACCGAACAGGGCATGGGCTGGTGCGCTTCTCACCTGATGGTGCGTGAACAATTGTGGTGTTCACCACTTGGATGATGTTGCCTTCTAGCACGATGATGTCTAGTGGCTGGCTGAAATACAAACCAAACTGATTGGCTTGTGTTGCCGCTTCCATGACCGCTTCAAGAGTGGCATAGGTTGAACGGAAATGCGGGTTGTTACCTGACTTCTTTGCAGATACAGACAGCATTTGAAATGCCAGCATTGCCTTATCAAAGGTGTCGGGCATATCATTTTGTGCTGGTGATTCCAGCTTTGTTACATTAGTCTTCGACATAACAGATTCCTATCCTGTTAGGAGGGGTGGCTTACGCCGCCCCTTCGTTTATTGAGATGCGGCATGCACCGCGCTTGTCACGTTTGATGGTAAGCAAATCGCAGAACACTTCGCGTTCATTGTCTTGCACCATTGAGCGTAATTCTTTTTTGATATTTTCATGCGTCTTGGCTGTGTGTGATGTGTTCACAAAGTCATGTGCAAGATTCACAAAAGCATTGTCTTGGTTAGCATCACGGGCAACAAGCCCATTGATGTTCACGTTAGACCAATTGATTTTCTTTGCGCTGTAGTTATCAGGCTCTATGCCATCACGCACCATGCACCAGAAAGACCAGACCTCATTATGTACTTTCTGCCAATAGTCATGGTTGTAATCTACAACTACAAAGTCCCATGTATTGCCGAAGATAACAGACAGATAACATTTCTTAATCTCATGCACCCTCATATACAGATGCATCTGAGGCATGTAGCTATCTAACATTTGTGTCATCGTGCGCGCATTACTGGTGTGCTTGCACTCGACAACAAAGTGATTGCCTTCTTCATCTTCAGCCAGTGCATCAACACGGGCTTGATAAGGAACGTCATCAATTGTTTTTGTAGGTAAAGTTTCTGGGTAAGAGAGTGATAGCCCTGTCTGTTCTACTAGCCAGTTTAAATTAAACTGCTCAGTATATGTGCCAAGGTTGACATTAAACAGGTGGCTCAAATCTTCTGACTCTTTGCGCCCTGTCTTGACCAGCCATAGCTCATGCCAGTCACCCTTCATGATAGAATAGAGGTCACTGCCTCCGATAAAACCTGTACGTTTCATGTAAATTCTCCTGCATTTATACAAAATTTACTATATTTGTTTATGTCTTGCAATGCATTTATGCAGTTCATCAGACATTATTTTACGAGGCTTGGTCATCCATGCGATGTCAGCATCATTGATAAACTCAGCAAGCGAGGGCCAGAACTTTATGTTGCGCTCGATGTATCCAATGGCACGAATAACAATGTCGGCTGGATATTCAGCTAACTTATTAGCTAGAATCTCACGCTTGGTTGCTAATTGTTTTGCACCAAAAGATTGCGGTATTGTTAGCACCATAGACATGACTGTAAGCCGTTGGTCTAACTCAGATACAGGCAATGGTATCATGCCTGTTTGCACCAGCTTGTAGGCTTTTATTAAGTTCTCTAAAGGTGGGTTGCCTTTGATGCTATAAGATATAAGCTCAAAGTCTTTATTATATCTACCTTCTAACTGAACCAATGAACTCACTCCATCTTCTATCATGGTCGTCCGCGCTAGCGGACTGATAGTTTCGTCCTGCATTTTTTCGAGTGCTGCTTTTTGCACTGAAGGTGATAGCGTTAGCGCACCACTTTCTGTAGGCGGCGTCGAAGTTTGCGAACTTGGATCCATTTGCGATGTGGTGATTAACGAACTTAACGGTTTCAACGTCATGGCTTACTGTCTCCTGTTGAGCAGAGAACGACACTTCATCTATCGAAGCACACAATTTATCAGAAGGTTTCCAATCGAATGGAACTTCCTTCTTCTTGTTTAAATTGCTTACTGGTAGTTTAGTGTCGCGCTCTGCGATAAGGTTGTCGCACTCTGCGATAACCAGTTGGTATCTCGTGGACCTGCCCTCAGACCCACGCAGTCGTTTAATTAAATGAGCTTCTTCTAATAGCTTTAGCTTACGGCACACCGTAGCGGTATGCATACCAGTGCGGCGCGCTAATGTTGCAATGCTAGGCCAACAGATATGCGTGTCGTTTGCATGGTCAGCTAGAATAACTAACAGCCAACGTGACAAAGCATCTGGTGTGTCGGCTTTCATAGCCCAAGATATGTGATGGAACATTAATTAAAAACTCCTGTTGCTCTTTGATGTTATCACAGGAGTTGACAAAAGTAATGCATTAATGCACTATTCTAATCAGAGCAATTTCTCTCCTGTTGCCCTGCTCTAACGAAGTGAGCGTAGGTTTTTTTCCGTTTTTCCTACGCTCACTTCCCCAGCCATTTCATTATCTTTTCAACGACTGGATTATTTATTTCAATGCAAATAAATGCAGGCCCATGTTTCTGCTTTAACAGATAGAAATCTGCGGGTTGTTTTTTGTGTGTTGTGGTAAGGAAACTAAACCCA